TCATAACTTTTTTAAGTATTATGATGATGGAAATTCGAATCATGTGGCAGCAGTGCAATGGTTAGAGGATAACCTTCCTGCTGAATTCATGGATGACTCAGAAACAGAATGGATTGGAATCTTTAGAACTAAACCACCTACACCAGCAGTTCTTGATGTTCCATATTTTAATCAAGTAGATAATTATAGAGATGCACATAGAACTTGTAACAGTTCATCATGTGCTATGTGTCTTGCTTTCCTCAAACCAGGAAGCATTAAAGGTGATGATGAATATGTTAAGAAAGTATTTGCGATTGGTGACACTACAGACCATGCGGTTCAGACAAAGGTTCTCGCAGGTTATGGTATTAAGTCTCACTTTAGTTATAATCTTTCTTTTGCTGACATTGATAAGAGCCTTGATAGAGGTAAACCCGTTGTTATTGGCATTCTCCATCGTGGTTCTTTATCTTCTCCTACTGGTGGTCACATGTGTGTAGTCATTGGTAAGACTCCTGATGGTAAAGGATATTATATTAATGATCCTTATGGTTCATTAAATGATAATTATACTGGCCCTGTAACAAACGGTAAGAAAACCATCTACACCAAAGCAGTTCTTAAGCACCGTTGGTGTCCAGGAGGAAATGATGGGTGGGGAAGAATCTTCGACTAATTTCAAAATGAAAATTCTTAAGATTATAAAGTATCTTACAAATCACGGGAAACATAGAGAAGCAAACGACCTTTATACAAAGTATTTTGGAGGACCAAATGGCAAGGATTGATTTACACAACTTCTTCAAGTTTTATGACGAGAAGAATCCTAATCACGTTAAAGCAGTTCAGTGGTTAGAAGACAACCTACCAGTCAAGTATCTGGAAGATAATGTAGATTGGGCAGAGATTTATCGGGGAAAAAAGGGTAATGCGGCACCAGCATCAGGACCATCTGTTGCCGCTTCCGTAGCGGGTGGTGACGATATGCCTATGATGGGACTAAAACTCATTAAAGAGTTTGAAGGATGTCACCTTAAGGCATATCCAGATCCTCTATCTGGTGGACTTCCAATCACAATCGGTTGGGGTTCAACTCGCAAGAAAGATGGATCTGCATTCCAAATGGGAGACCAAATTACACAACAAGAAGCAGATGAACTTCTGATTAGTCAGTGTAAGAACCAGTTTCTTCCATCACTTCGTAAAATTCCACACTGGAATGAAATGTCTGATGGTAAAAGAGGTGCCCTACTTTCTTTTGCTTATAATCTTGGTGCTGGGTTTTATGGTGGCGATAACTTTAATACTATTACTCGTACACTGAAGAATAAAGAATGGGACAAAGTTCCCGATGCGCTTTACCTCTACAGAAATCCTGGTTCTAATGTAGAAGCAGGACTTGCTCGTAGAAGAAAAGCAGAAGGTGAATCTTGGAAAAAAGGTTAACCACAATCACAAACTACAATGACTAACAAGAAAAACGAAAATGCTATGGGACAACTAATTCGTATATGTATTTTGGGTTGGTCTGCTGCTCTTCTCACCGCAAGTTATTCGGGTGCTCTATCTAAGATGGATCCCACCTTTATTGCGACAGTTTTCACTGCATCTGCTGCTACTTTTGGTATTAATACAATGAAGAAAGGTGGAGATGATGAAGATGAAAAAAAACAAGAACCTAAAAGAGAAGAGTTTGTAGAAACACCACCAGAACCACCTGCTCTTGAAGCACCACCAGAAACTCTTGAAGCAAGAGTTGAGGCACTAGAAACCAAAGTAGAAGATGGTGAAGGATTTGTTCAACCTCGCACAGGGGCATAATGGCAAAATCAGCAAACAAAGGTAAGAAAGGTTCTGCTGGATCCAAACAGAATCAAGGTAATGCTACAGCAAAAAAAGCAAAAAACGGTGGTAAGAAGAAATAATGAGGTATTATGCCAAGAGAGTGGAATACTCCCAAACGTGAATGTTGGAATGCTCCAATTCACCAAATTCTTAAAGCCATAGACAATCACACCCGTCTTCAATTGGAAACGGGTGATCTTTGGCATGAAGAACAAGCACAAATATTAAGAAAATATGTGAAAGATTTAAAGGTATGGATACACAAACAGGAGGGGGGATGGAATGAGTAATTTGCCTTGGGGAGTTTGTATAATTCTTGGAGCAGGTTTAATTTTTACTATGTGGTGTATTTACTATATACTAAGACTGGCATATTTGGAGACAAAAGATGAAACAACTAGCACTAATTCTATCAGCAACAAGTCTTCTCATTAGTGGAGGACTCTGTGTAGGTGCTTATGTAACTTATCAAAAGGCACAAAAGATTCTAGATAATCCAGAAGCATTTGTTGGTGCTGTTGTGGAGAAGCAAGTATCAAAGGCATTTGAGAAACTTCCTATTCCTAAACTAAATACTGGGAGTATTAAGTTTCCTTTCTAATAAATAACTAAAAAGTAGTTGTAAAATGGACGCACAAGAATTTCGTAGTCTTCAAGAAGCATATATGGAAGTTGTTATTGGTGAAGGAACTAATGATAAAGAATATGATGTTCACGGAAGAAGAAAAAAATTAATGCCAAAAAGAAATCCTGAAAAAGTGGGGCAGGAAAAACCAACAGTAAGAAAAGCAAAACAAAATCCCTCATTTTTCGGTAATCAAAAATATGGAATGTTAGGTACTACAAATTTTGGTAGTATGTCTGGAAAAATGACTAAAAGTGAAAGAAATATGAAAAGAACTCAAAAAGAACAAGTAGATATTTACGACATCATTCTTTCACATTTACTTGATGAAGGATATGCTGAAACACCAGAAGCAGCAGAAGCGATTATGGTGAATATGAGTGAAGAGTGGAGAGATAGTATTATTGGTTGATAAATAATAGTGCTTGTTTGTGGTTATTCAAGCAAAGAGATTTGGGGCAGAAATGCCCCTTTTCTTGTATAAATAACTATAACCACAAACAAAGCAGATGGAATACTATACCTACGCATACTTGCGTGAAGATGGCACACCTTATTATATTGGTAAAGGTAAAGGATTTAGATTATATGTAAAGAGAAGAATTGTTCCTTTACCAAGTAAAGATAGAATAATATATCTAAAAAGAAATCTAACAGAACAAGAGGCAATCAAGCACGAAGTTTATATGATTGCTGTTTTTGGGAGAAAAGATAATGGAACTGGAATTTTAAGAAATCTTACCGATGGAGGAGAAGGAACTTCTGGTAGGATTGTAAGTGAGGAACAAAAAGAAATTCAAAGTTTAAAAATGAGTGGAGAAAACCATCCGTTTTATGGTAAAACTGCCTCCAAGTCCCATAGAGAAAATATAAGTAATGCTCTATCGGGAAAAAAGAAATCAAAGGAACACATAGAAAAGCAAAGAAAAGTTCAAAAAGGAATACCCCGTTCGCAAGATTTTAAAGAAAAAAGAAGAGAATATATGATTGGAAGAAAATGGTGGAATAATGGTAAAGAAGAAAAGTTGTTTGGTAATCAAGAAACTCCAAGTCCAGAATGGGTATTAGGGAGAATATATAGTAAGAGTATATCAAATTAAATAAATGGCGGATAGAGACCCATACATTTATAGAATCAAAGAGATTCATAAGGTTGTAGATGGAGATACAATAGATGCGTCAATTGATTTAGGGTTTGATATAAGTTTAGAGAAAAGAATTCGCCTTGCTGGTGTCGATACCCCAGAAAGTCGCACGACAGATACGAATGAAAAAAAATATGGTCTTGAATCAAAAGAATGGTTGAAGCATAAAGTAGAAAATGCCAAAAACATTTTAATCAAAACTGAACTCCCTGATAGTACAGAGAAGTATGGAAGGATCATTGGTCATTTATTCATTAACGACCAAGATACCTCATTGAACGACCAAATGATTATTGAAGGTTATGCTTGGGAATACTCGGGAGGAACAAAAAAGAAAGATTTTGATGAACTATCTGCGAAACGTAAGAAGTAATTACTTATCGTGTGCTTTTTTGTATTGGTTTACCTTTTCTTTCTTCCATTCTTTTTTAAGTAATTTGAGATTCTTTTTATCTAATTCTGCCGCAAAATAAAGTTGCAATTCATAGGGGGTAAGGTCTCTGTTCAAGAGTTTCTTGCCTCTTATGAATATTTGTTGAACAATAGGTTTCATTTTACCTACCATCCATTCCACCATAGATTTGCCAATAATAGCCGCAGCAACAGAAGCAGTAGCAGTGGTGCCAGCAAGTATAACCTGTTCTTTTGGAGGAACTGGAACTTCCCCGATGATTGGTACTTCAATGACGGGTACTCCTAAATTCGTATTTGTAGTAGGTTCATCGGAAATATTCCGATTATCTTGAGTATTCTGAACAGGAACTTGAACCTGTGGTAGAACTGGTTGAGTGTCTGGAAGTCCTCTGGATTTTTCTTCTTTTTCTTCTTCTTTCTTTTTTTGTTCTGCTCTTACGGCAGCATCAAACTCTTCTTGAGTTGGAACATCAATCACTGGATACTTTATGGTTGTATCTGGCATATTGATAATTGGCATATCAACTTCAGGTATTACAGAACGTTCTGCTCTGCGAGTTACAGGAGGTTCTATCGTTGGAATGATAGGTGGTATTTCACTTCTTATTTGGATTGATTTGATTTCCATTTGCTACATCCTGTACTCTTGGATACTTCACAACAATATCAGCACAAATTTTTGCATAGGGACTTTGTGGATGAAATGAAATTCCATTCTTTAATGCTTCACCACACTTCAAAAGTCTCACAAGTTCAAAGTCAAGTCTTGCCTTATCCGATTCTGCTTGTTGTCTTGAAATTTCTACACGAGCTCTTGCCTTACAAAGTTCTTGTAATGAACCATCAAGAGGAAAATTAAATCCTAAAGAGATGCCAGCATTACCACTGTATGTTTGAAACGACTGTGGATCTCGACTTGCATTTGTATTTCCCAATACGAATGGGGCAACACTCATTGTCGGTCCCTGACAAGAAACTCCACCACCATAAGTATTCAAAGCATAAGGACCCTGAAGCACCTGAACTGCCTGGTTAGTTACGTTACCAGTAGCAGATGCTGAGGGTCCTGCAATATTTGTATTGCTTGGTGCTTGTTGTGCTTTACTTCTTGTGGAACCTGCAAGTGTTAATAATAATATTCCAGTTATTGTGTAAAGACAGATATTGAATTTGTTACCGAATCTTCGG